ACATTGGCACGAGCCATCTCAAGATCAGCGGCAAGGCGACTGCCTTCAGCACGAAGTTCAGCCGCACGTTTATCAGCAGCGGCAATCAGCGCCTTCTTCTCAAGCTCCCACTTGGCCTGAGATGCCGAGTACCCCCGGCTCCACCCAAACGCATAAGTCGCCATGTGAGTCACGATGGCGACCAGAACAGCAATCACGATGCGTTCGAGGGATGTCACGGGTAGCATCTGGCTGGTCCCCACATTGCTTGGTAGTAAAGCGGCGTCAACTTCAAGAGTATCTTCTTGGAATACTCAGCGTTCTCACGCTGGTTGGCCGCAGTGATACCGGGATTGATCTCGCAAGTCTGGTACAGGCAGACGTTTGGATTCTTGGAAATCGCCTTCCTACGATTGACCCACCCCAGCCCACCGTTGTAGGCAGCCAGTGCGAACGCATACTTCTGGCATTCGTTTATACCTGAGACGTTATCGTACAACGACTTCATGTACCGGCTCTGGTTCAGCATCGCCCAGCGAGGGCTGAACGGTTGGGGGGCTTCGCCGTATCGCTTCGCCATATCCGATGCCGTCAAAGGCATGAACTGAGCTAGACCCTGAGCACCCGCCCAACTCTGAGCGTTCGGATTCCACGTGCTCTCTTGATGAATCTGCGCGGCGAGGTTCGATATCGGGGCGTCCATACCCCAGACAGAACGGGAGAGGCGGGTCAGGTCACGCCTGAAATAATCAGCCCGGTCTGGGATCTGCTGGGCGACAGCAGCACCGATACCGACAATAGCCAAAAGGACTCCGATAAGGAGTCCTCTGAAGAACGAGGCTAGGGAGTGACTTTTACGTTCCTTGGCGACGCCCGCGCGAAAACCTTCCGCATACACCATCTGCATCGCGTCCCTGACGGGATCTTTCAGAGGGCCAAAGACGCGGCGATCATCACCCCGATCACCAGCGCGGTCCGTCGCATCATCCATGATGTTTCCGGTTTGGTTTCGCTAGGACGAGCATAGGGGAAGATCCCCCGGTCGAGGAAGTACCCAGCGATGGCCGCACAGGTCAGCACGTTAGCCTTGAACAGCAGTACACCAAGCTGCTGCGGAAACAGCATAGCCACCGTGGCGGTCGTGATGACGGCAAGAACGGCAGTACCTTTAAGACGGGTTTCTTTGATGAAACTCAGCATGTTCAAGCCTTCATGATGTAAGCCAGCGCAAGGTACGGCGGCAGGTTGGCGTTGGTAGCGGAAGTACCGGCTGCGGCGGATGTAACGGAGAAGCCGTGAGCGTGGTCTGTGCTCGTGCCGTTGGTGTTACCCGCGTAACCGTGACCGTGGTCATTAGTGGTACCGAGCGTGTTTTTGGTGTACTGAACGGTCGGATTATCAGGACCGGTAACACTATCAGAGGTCGTTGATACGCGGTCGGTATACGGCGTACCGAAAGCACCAACCACACCTTTAACAGCTTCTATGCCGTGAGCATGGTCCGCGTTCTGACCAAAGGTCGTACCACTGTATGAGTGGTTGTGGTCAACTGTCTGACCCGATGTAGTGCCCGAAACACCGTGAGTGTGCGAAGGCAAAGTCGCATCAGCACTACCACCCGTGGCGTTTACAGCATAGGTACTACCGGCACCGACGATGAAGCGATCCCGAAGATTAGGCGTTCCGTTGGTTCCATCGCATAGGTACCAGCCAGCAGGGATCGAGGCAATCGACCCCGACCACATCATGATCGCGCCGGAAGGCACGGTTCCACCCGCAGCTTCTGATACATCCACCCCGTCACAGACAACAATCGTGGACTTGCCGTTACCGACCGTTACACCCGATCCAGCAGCCGTCTTGACAACGATGCTCTGACCGCCCGTCGTCGAGTTCTTGACGACGTAGAGCTTGGAGACGCTGGGAACGATGATGTTCCTGCTAGCAGTCAGCGAGGGCGTGGAAGTGATCCGTAGCCCCATCGACCGGGCTTCATCAGTCGCGCCGTTAAGAGCTGTGAGCGTCTTGTCAGCGTCCGTAGCCATCAAGACCGTCGTGTAACCGGCGATAGCCTGCTCGATCAGAGCGCCGATGTTCGTGTTGGTGAGGTCACCCCAAGTGCCTTCTTGCTCACCGGTACCGATGAGCGTGAGTCGCAGGTTAGACGAATAAGTAAGCGGCATCTCAGTTCGCCCTCAGAATAGCGTTTGAAGCCGAGGGAGGAGGCATCTGAATGATGAGGTTGCCATCGTTCACAACCCGGTCGGTACCAAAGTCAAATACCGCAACCGCCCGATTGGACTTCGTTGCGTTGTAGATCATCGCCTGTCTGTACGTCAGAGTCACCGCACCCAGCGTGACATCCGCAAAGTCCATGACTACCGTGGTTCCATCCAGCGATGGGGTAACGGAGGTAAGGATAGCTCCTCCGGCTGTGTATCCTGCGCCTGAGGCTTCGCCTGTTGAAGTGTAATTAGTCGTTCCCGCGTTGAGCGTAGCCGCTGACGTATAAAGCGCGATTTTGAACGTATCGCCTGTCGATGGCGTGAAATCATGGATTCCCTTGAACAGTTCGACTTTGAACGAGATGCAGATGACTTGGGACATATTATTTCACCGGGTAGCGGACCTGACCATCGCGGAAAGTGTCCTGACGATTCTTGGCGTCCACAAGCTGCTTCAGGAGAGCCATCGCTTCTTTGAACTTGCTGTCGTACATCGTCAGCATGTCCTGCTCACCCTTCATGAAAATATACGCTTCTACCAACGAGCCGTACAACAGGACCGAGCTGAAGTTTTCACCCAGCCAGCTAGTACCAGCGGTCGTGATCGAGGCGGGATATCCGAAGTACGCCAAATAGACCGGATAGACCGCATTCGGGATTGGCGCGAGGGTGATCTCATACGCGCCCGTGAGCGCGTAGTGCGTGGGTTGACCGGTAGCTGAAGTCGGAAACGCTTCCCGAAGAAAGTTCGGATCTTTGTTCAGCAGGTACGCTTGAGCATTCAGCGGCAGGCCAATCGAGACTGAGAACGTAGACAGATAGTCTCCCGGAAGAGCCACCGTCGAAACCTCGAACACCGTCGCAAGGGTTGCCAGCTTTCGGGAAGCAGGAAGCTGAACTGCGTTGAGAACCCGCTGTTCGGTCTGCGTGATGAAAGTATCGACATCAGCCTTGGAGAACACGTTCTCCGTATAGTGCTGAATCTCAGCGACGAGTTCGTTGTAGTTCATTTACTGAGGGCTACGTTCTTGAGGAATTTCTTGCCCTTGGTGGCAGCACCTGCACCACGCATGGTGCTGTACTCTTTCTGGCCCACACCGGGAGCGAACTTACCCTTGGTCCAGACGCCCGCCTTACCGATATCCGTCTGGGGATAGCCAGCGATGTTCGGCACAGGGACAGACTTCGGCTTGTTAGACTTCATTTGGTTTTGCTCCGCTGGTTCATGACGCGAGCCATGTTGCGACCGTACTTCTTGGCATCCGCCGAAGTAACACCACCACGCTTAAAACCCTTGACGGCTGCATCGGGATGAGCGGCTTTCGGGCCTTTACGCATATGAGCAGCGAGGGACTTTTTGGCTGAAAACATTTGAACCACCTTGATTAGAAGAAGCCACCGGCATACATGCCACCACTGAACATACCGCCACGGAAGTAACCGACGCTGGTCGGCGGCGGGGGAGTCGGGGTAACGCCAGTATTACTGAAGTAGCCACCAGCGTACATACCACCAGCGTACATACCACCAGAGAAGTAGGACGTAGCGTTCGTCGTTTCCGAAGTAGTCGGTGCCGTGGTCCCAAGAACAAGAAGAGGGCCAGTGGCAATAACCTCAGTGTAGCTGATGATCGGCAGGCCGTTCGTAGTAATAGCGCCGAGGAACATCGACACGCCCGCACCATTGAGCAGGACTTCTGTGTACGCGCGACTCTGCGGATAACTAAGATCGGGTCTTGGGTTCCTTACAGCCTGTGGATCATTGACCGGGTACAGACCGAGCTGGAGCTGCGGATGATCCTTTTCCCAACACTCCGGACACACCCGGATGTTTACATTCTTGGTCTTGATCGTGAGGGTCTTGAGCTTCGTAAGTTTGAAACGAAACCCGCACCGATCACACTCAGCAATCGAAAACTTACCAGAGGAAAAGCGACTTGGCATGATCGCTTACCTGTAGAACATGTTCCTCGGCACAAACCGAACCGGGGCTTTGTCCCTATCTTCCTCAGACGCGAGCTGCCACTGCCGCTCATACTCAGCTTGGAGCATAGGCACACGGTCCATCGCAGCGGGGATCTT